ATAACTTTGTACTTTTTCAGCTACATTTTTAAAGTCATCTACAGAAAGACTTAAAGGTATATCTTCTTCTTCGTACAAGTCGCATATTACTTGACCATCATCTAAGTCTGCATATATTTGTGTAGGTTGTTGTGCCGATTCTGTTATACTAATCTTACCTATATGTACTGTTGAACCACCACTATTTGTATAGTTTACTAAAAGTATTTCATCAGCTGAATCAGCTTGAAAAGTTACTGTTTGTATTCCTGTAGCACTTGCCCCTAAAGCAGTAAAGAATGTTCCGTCTTGTAGTGTAGTTGGGGTTACAGTTATGTTTCCTGCCCCTTGTGTTCCAATAGATATAATTCCCCCAACTGAACTAGCTTGTGTTATAGTGATGCTTAAATCATAATTTACATAAGGTGTTAAACCAACTATCCTTTGATATACCCCACTTTGTGAAGCTGAAGCACCTGCATTACAATATAATTCTAATCTGTTTGCATTACTTCTTGAAGGCATAGGTGCATCTGACCATTGTGGATTAGAAAAAGACCTATACCTTTTCCAAGATGATATAGCTAAGTCATTGTTAATAGCATCAGCACCAGGATATACATTAGAAGAACTATACCCACTATGATTTAATAGAGTCAAGAACTGTGTCTTATCAGCTACAAATTGATTATTAGGCACTACAGTAGTTGCAGAATAACCTTTATAATTTTGTGGGAATAATATTAATTGTACTGACATTATACAGAATGAGATTTTTTATTGTGTGTCTTTTCTAACTGAAATGTGTATTGAATTAATTTATCATTTGCCTTTGTCTTTCTTGTGTAGCTTGATGTGGTTACTGTTACAGGTTCTACATATTTATTAGTAATTCCAAAATTTGTATCACTTGTACCACCATCATAACCATTCAACATATATACATCTGTACTATTAATTAGGTTTTCAAACCATACTGCTTCAGATTCATCTACAAAGTCAGTATTTATACTTATTAATTGTTTAGTATTTACTCTAAAATTTTTCTTACCACCTTTGTAACCTCTTATTTTATATTTACTTTCATTCCAAGTACCACTTTGTTGTGTGTATGATGTTCTATTAGTCTGTAAAGACTTAACTGACTTCTTTTTAAAAGTATAGTAATCCCAAGTACCAAAGCTATTAAGCCAAGTAAGTCTTATGCTTTCAAAACCTTTACAACTATTACCTATAATATTAACTGTATATGTTTGACTTATAGCTTCATCTTCATCATCAAAAGCAACTAAAGTATAATAAGATGTATTTGCTTTAAAATTATTCCATATACTATAACCTGCACCATCAAAATTTGCAGGAAAACAACCAAAATACATTACCCTAGTTACAGAATCATCATTATTATATTCAAAACCACCATTTGCAGTAGTACATAGTACATTAAAAGCACCCATTTGATTACCTAAATTATTAAACAACCTGACCTGTATTTGTTTAACCATATTTAAAGTAGCATTAGTAGTCCCAACTGCAAAACTATAAGAAGATATATTTAACCAATTTAAAAAAGAAATAGTTCCATAGTCAGTTAATTTAGCATACTGAACTAAAGGTGCATTACTTAAAAACTTCCCTAACGTTCCATAGTAGTTATTTAATACTGATTTATCTTTATTTAAGTTAAAACCATAGTAACCATTTGTTGATTGTAATACTGCATCAAAATCTATAATACCATTAAAAACCATATACTGTCTGCTTAAAGTTGCTACCCCTGTTTGTAGATTATTATCTGTTGCAGTATCATAATATTCTACATTGAAAATTATTCCAAAATATCTAAAGTTATTTCTATTACAAGAATATTTATCTATTAAATGTATTGGGTGTTCTTCATTTTGTGTAAAAGCATTTCCTTTATAAGTACTAAAAAATACACCATCAAACTCTGTTCCCTCATACTGTGGACTTACATAACTTTCTAAAAAGGGTTGTAAAGAAAATATACCAACCCCTTTATTGTTAGGTGTTACTTTTAATGTAGATGTTTTACTTTGAGGTTGGAATGTTCCTGATAGACTATTAGCTACAAACATTTCAGCTACAAATTTAACCCTAAATTTATTAGCCACTATATTATTTTCTGATACTGCAAATATTATATCTTGACCAACAGGCATTGTCCTGTATAAAGGTCTTTGTTCTATTACTAAACTCATTTTCTTAAATTATTTAATATATCTTGTTTTACTGCTTTACCTATCTCTGATGCAAATCCTCTTAATTCTAATCCTAATGGTTTTTGAAAGAAACTAATACCCTCTATACCTTTTATATAAATTGACTTAGCTATAGCAAATTTTAAACTACTTCTAGTCATAAACCTGCCTTTAGCATCTCTTGGTGCTATTCCTCGCATAACAGTCCACTTATCTAAAACTCTTGTTGGGGGCATTTTACTTTTATAACCATAAGGGCTTTTTTGTGTAATGCCTTTGTAGTCTGTAAAATTCCTTATGCCTGAATACTGACCTTTGTTTTTGCCTGTTTTTATTTCTCCACCTGCACCTGATACCCCTTTGTCCATAAAGTTACCGTAGTCTAGCATACTAAACTTAACATCGTAACCTTGTGTTGTCTTTATAAGTTTATAATTAATAGAGTTCATTAAAGCACCTGTTACTACTTTCTTTTTTCTTTTAAGTATTCCCTTTGATTTATTGACAACACTTTTACCGAAACTATTTAAGTATCGTTCTAATGCTATCATTACACACTAGCTACAAATATTTCTACATCTAAAGTAGCAGCAGGACTAACCTGTAAGCTAGTTAAGTCAGCCATAGTTCCAAAGCTAGGAGATGTATCAGCTTCTGCCAACATAACATCTTCTGCTGCACATAGTATATGCGACTGACCTGCTTTTAACAATACTTGATATAATGTTTCTGCCCCAACTACTGCTAATTCTAAAGAGTTTGTAGCATCTAAATTGGTAACCCTTAAATACCTTACATCTTCTTTGTCTATCTGAACTGCCGAACCATATGAGTTAGTATTAAAAGTTGCTAAGTGTGTAGTTTGTCCTGTAGTGCAAGTTACTATACGTTCATATACATTATTAATTCCTGTAGTTGTTACTGTGTTTGTTGTTCCTCTAACTGCACCATTTAAGACTACTGATTCACTTAGAGTTGTTGTTAAATCTGCCATTTTATTTATCTATTTGTTTTAATTTATTAATTGCCCATTCTATTCCTGATGTACCACCCCAAGCATCCCACATTATACCCCCACAACCTTCTGAGTAAGGAACATCTTTATTTTGCTGATGTCTTTTAAATGAAGCCATACGTGCTATAGTATCTCTGCTTATATTTTTTTTACCTGCTAATTGTGATGCCCTAGTCCACCCAACTCTAGTTCCACAATCACTACCATTTTTCTTTTTCCATTCTATTGCTTTTTTTGCATTGTTACTAGCTGAATCAGGGTAGTCATTATATGTTTCTAATTCTATACTAATTGCTTCTAGCTTTTCTATTAAATCTTCATAATTCATAACTTATCTTTGGTGGTATTATTTTAATTATTACTTTACCTATCTTTATCGTATTTAATCTATTTAGTATGTCAATCATTGTATTGCATCAGTTGTTGATTGAGGTGCTATACAGGTGTTATATTCATTCTCTATTATTATCGGTAAGGTAAATACCCAACCTGTTACTGAACTATCAAATCTTTCTGTAAATGGTTCTAAACTTATGTCGCCATCTGTAAAGTATTTAGGTATAGCATTTACACCTTGATTAGATAATAAAAGACTTTCCCCATTTTTAAACGTACCTATTAAGTCATTACAAATCTGTAGACAATCTGATAATACTTCTTGCTCGTTTGATTGGTCAGGGAATACTAAGTCCATAATAAATATCTGAAAGTTTAAAGTCATCTCGTGAGTACCTGCTACTGCATTTACAGGGTTAATATGCATCAATGGGTACATTGTGTTTTTTTCTAAGTCTATCTCATATATATCCCCTGATGATACTGTTTTAATTTGATAATGATTAGCACCTAATTGTTTTAAAGTGTCTATTGTATTGTTGTAATCTTTAAAATATGTCATTTCTGTACTGCTTTAGTTTCGTTTAAATCTGTTTCATAAGTTAGCCAAGTCAAACATTCATAAAGACTTAGATTAGTTATTCTTTCTAAATTAATTATCTCTCCATTAGTTAATCTATACATCACTCCGAACCAACCCCATTTGTCTGCAAATTGCTCATCTGTACTTTGTTCATTATTTCCTTGCTCTGTTCCATCAAATACTGCGGCAAAATCATTGACAGTTCTTTCCCTAAAGTCCAAAAAAAAACCAGAGCATTATTGACATCTGCTGCTTTCATCTTCTCAAACTTCTTTGCCCTCATTCGCATATCACTAACTCCGTAGGCTTCAATAGAATAACTACTACCATCTTTTTCTATAATAGGTCTGTATAAGACTGACATCAACTTGGGTAAGTTTGTTTCAATACCATTTTTTAAATATGTTTCTATGTCTGCATACTCGCCTAATGTGATTTCCTCAAGGTTTGGGTGGAAGCCATATTCAATATCATTTACTTTAATTATCTTTTTTAATTTACTACTTGTTTCTTCCTGCATCTTAGCAATACGTTGCAATATATTAGCCACATCATTAATACCTAATTCTTTAACTAACTTTCTTGGTATGTCTGATAATACATTAATCGTGTGTATAGCTTCCTCGCTCTTAGATTCGTTTTTATTATTGATTAGCCTTACCCACTTGTCAAGTGTTACATCATTCCAACTGTTTATCATTGTGTAAACACTCTCCTTGCCATCTTTATTTATTTTCAATCGCATATTATATAATAGAATTATTGGTTATTTAGTTTAAAATCGTATATTTACCTCCGTTTTCGATAAAGTTTTTGTTTATTAAGGGTGCAGTTCTTAGGGGTTGCACCTTTTTTATTGTACAAAATACCTACCGTAATTAGCATCTAACTCAAAAAACATTCTCATAGCTAAGGCATCAGCATAATCAGGAGAACGACCTATTATGTCTTTAACTGTTTCCTTTGGTATTATCTTTAGCTTGTTGTCTTTGTCTGCATCTTTCGTTCTTACTTGTTCTAACTCCTCAATGATTTGGTTTTTAATATTAATATCAGGACATTCAATACCAATCTGTGCAGTATTAACTAAGTCAGCTAATTTATAATAGCATTGAGTTTTTAAGTTCTGATAGTTCTCGCCTTTAATCGCCTTTGAGTTATTTATAAAACCTCGGCATCGCATATAATCTTTAACACCACCACCAACTCCATCTTCATCAACTATAATATTTGTAAGTTTAACTGCATATTGTTGTTGTAACCTCCTAACTTCCTCAACAACCTCATTTATAGCCGATTTAAGCAACGTTCTTATTTTTATGATATGAAGCCCTTCCCAATACATTATAACTGTTTTATCGCTTCCAAATCGTGCAACATCACAACTGATGTATTTATCGCCTTCTTTCCCAAACTGACTAAACAGGTTGAGTATAGCATCATATTCTATTAAGTTATCGTTAGTAGCATCGTATTCCCAATTACCAAATAAGAGTCTTTGTTTACTTAATTCATCTAAGGTTAGTAGTTGTGATTTGTAATGCTTTGAAATAAATTGGTTGTCATCTACAAGACTTTGTATAAACTTTCTGTGGGGTTTTTCTACACCTTCCTTTGCAGGTTTATAGTATTGAGTATATACCCAATTCTTAGCAGGGTTACAGGTCATTAATAGTTTAGGTATAATACCATATTCATCTAACTTATACCTCATTCTTGAAGCTACTATGTTCTTGGCTTTTTCTGTTATTTGATTTGCTTCATCTATAAAAGCAGCAGTAATTTCAAGTGAACCAAGACTGTCAAAGTTCCTGTCTGAAGGGTAAAGGAAAAGGTCTTTAAGTATTATCTCACTTCCGTTATAAAACTTAATGATGTTAGAACCTGCGTTGAAGTTATAATGCTTGTT